CCCTTACGCCAACTTCTGACCTTGAAGTCGTCCCGATCACCTTAGAGGTGCTGATCGGAGACGGCTACCACCTGTTCGAGCTACATTGCACAGAGCTTGAAGGTGAGGACTTCGCGCCGGACCTAGAGCGTTACGAGCAGCTTCAAAAGCAGCGAACGCTTTTGTGCATAGGGGCTTACGTCGGCAACAACATGGTCGGCTACAGCACGACCGTGCTCTACCGTCACGGCCACCACGACACCATCATCGCCTCGAACGACAGCCTCTACGTCGATCCCAACTACCGCAGAGGTCTAGGGCTGCACCTGATACGCCAGACAGAAAAACATGCCCACGAGTGCGGCGTAGACTGTATGGTTTGGTCCGCCAAGCCGGGCTCACATCTGGATTTGATCCTAGCAAGGCGGCGCAACTGCGATCTGTCTGAGAATCACTACCGGGTCAACTTCGATGGGCAACACTAGTAGTGGCTACCTAGGGTCTGTAGGCCGTGGAGGCACCTCGAATCAGACCAACGCCAGTTTCCAGATGGGTCGAGCGCAGCGGGCTTTTGAGAGCCAGCGGCGTGATCTTCTTCGGACAGCGCCCGGAGGCCCAACTTTTGGGCAAGAGACTCGGTCAAGACTTGCAGGCTTCCAGAGAAGCATGGACGCCTTGCAGGACTACGAGGACACGCCCTACGGCCCTGCCCTGACCCGCGAAGCAGCCATCGGTCGCGTCGGCGGCAACCGCCTCATGGGCAACCGCGCCAACGACACGCTCTTGGACCGCGCTAGCCTGCGCCCATCTGGCTCTCAGATGACCGCGCAGCAGGCTCGCACAGGCGGCGACCGCTACCTGCAAATGCGCTTCAACGAACCCAACTACAGGTCGAGGTAGGTCTTATGGTTGAGTATGCAGCTTTAGCAATCGCCCTCGCAGGGACTGCTACCAGCTTCCAGCAAGGCCGACGCCAAGAGCGTCAAGCCAAGCGTGCTGAGAAGCGTCAAGAGCAAGCGCAGTCTGTGGCTCGCAGCGCCGCTGCCAGCGAACGCATGGCCCAAGCCGCTGAGTCTAAGAGGATGCGGCAGCGTAAGCCTGACGCCTCTCGGATCATGGCTAAGGCGCGTCAGAAACGCATGGCAGGCGAGACTTTCCTGACTGGTCCTGCGGGCGTGCAGCCTCTGGGATCTACACGCTACGTCGGCTGAGGTAAGCATGTATCCGAGTTCCCTAGTTTCCATCGGTAACGGTGAGCATCGGACGCTGATTCAGCACCTCCGCGCTCGCAAGCAAGCTCTCTGGACCGAACTCTCGTCTTGGGAGCCGCACTGGCAGGAACTGAGCAAGTTCTACCTCCCGAGGACGGGGCGCTTCCTGACGACGGACAGGAACCGTGGCCAGCGCCGCCACAACAACATCATCGACAGCACGGCTACGCGGGCGCTCCAAGTCCTCGAAGCCGGACTGATGGCTGGTGCCACCAGCCCTGCCCGCCCGTGGATGCGGCTCGGCGCTCCTGACCCGGAACTCAACCAGTATGGCCCGGTCAAGGAATGGCTGCATGACGTAACAGACCGGATGCTCCGGGTCTTTGCTCGCAGCAACACCTACCGCGCCCTGCCTCGCATCTACAGCGAATGCGCCCTCTACGGCACGGCAGCGTCGATCGTGGTCTTTGACTTCGAGAAGGTCATCCACCACCACGTCCTGACGGCTGGGCAGTATGCGATCAGCACGGACAACAACGACCGTGTTGACTGCCTCTACCGCGAGTTCGACATGACTGTCGGGCAGATGGTCAAGGAGTTCGGTCTCAAGAACCTGTCGATCAGCGTCCAGAACCAATACCGGAACGGCAACCTCGAAGACTGGCGGACTGTCTGTCACGCCATCGAGCCTCGCGCAGACCGGAATCTGGACCGCAGCGGCAACCGAGACATGCCGTTCCGCTCCGTTTACTGGGAGCAGGGACGTAGTGGGTCAGAGACGAAGACGGTGCTCAGGGAGTCGGGCTTCCGTCGTTTCCCGGTCATGGCTCCTCGCTGGTCGGTGTCGGGTCAGGACATCTACGGCAACAGCCCAGGCATGGCGGCTCTGGGCGACGTGAAGCAACTGCAACACGAACAGCGTCGGAAGGGTCAGATCCTTGACCACCTGACGCAGCCGCCGACTCAAGGGCCGCCCTTGCTCAAGGGAAGTGAGGTAGACACTCTTCCCGGCGGTCACACGGAAGTCGATGGCAACTCGCAGGGCATCCGCCCGCTCTGGCAGATCAACCCTGACCTGCAAGGTCTACTCTTCGACATCCAAGACGTGCGGACGCGCATCAACAGCGCGTTCTACGCCGACCTGTTCCTGATGCTCTCCAGCACCAACAAGAGCATGACGGCTACAGAGGTCGCGGAGCGGCACGAAGAGAAGCTGTTGATGCTCGGTCCTGCGCTGGAGCGCCTGCACCACGAAGGCTTGGAGCCGCTCATCGACATCACGTTCGATCACATGATGGACGCGGGCTTGATCCCGCCTCCTCCAGAGGAGTTAGGCGGCATGAACCTCCAAGTCGAGTTCGTGTCTACGCTCGCGCAGGCTCAGAAGGCTGTGGGTGCCAGCACGGACGACAGGTTCGTCGGCATGATCCAAGGGCTTGCTCAGTCGCACCCAGAGGCGCTGGACAAGCTCAACCCCGACTCCTTCCTCGACGAATACGCGGACAAGCTGGGCGTCAACCCCGGCCATGTCCGCTCGAACGAAGAGGTCAAGGAACTGCGGCAGGCGCGTGAGGCGGCGATGGCTGCCCAGCAGCAACTGGATGCTCAGAGCCAGCAGTCCAACATCGCCCGCAACATGGCGAAGGCTGCGGCGGACACACCCACGGAGGTTCTCGACCAGTTCTCTGGATACGAAGGGCTGTAACCCGTGGCTCCTGATCGCTCAAAGGCTGGCGGGAACAGGAACCGTCCTGATGTCCTGACTGATCCTCGGGCGATCCAGCGTGTTCACCTAGACCACCACCAGATCAGCAGTCACCAGAACGTCGTCAAGACGATTCAGGACACGCCGATCACGGATCTGAAGGATGTCGAGGTAGACAAGACCTCGGACGACTTCGCGGCGGGGCAGTCTCTGGTTTGGGGCGGCGATTCTTGGATCGCAGGCGACCCGGAGGTCTTGATCCCGGTCAAGGCTGCGGAGGAGATGTCCAAGGGCACGCCGGTCTACGTGAGCGACGAGCAGGAAAGCGGCAAGCCTATCGTCAGCAAGGCGGACTCTGACGGAACAGACACCTACCCTGCTATCGGGCTCCTGTTCACGGACCTTGCGGCAGGCGCAGAGGGGCACGCGGTAGGCGGCGGGATCATCTCGGGCTTGGACACAAGCGGCTACGCCGTTGGAGACGCACTCTACCTGAGTTCTACGCCGGGAGTCCTGACCAACACGCGACCGACAGCGACAGCAGAGAAGGTCCAGAAGGTAGCGGTGGTTGCTCGCTCGCACGCGAGCGCGGGCACCGTCATCGTCATGGGCGCGGGCCGGACGAACGATGTGCCTAACGAACTGACGGCGCTGACGGGCGTATCTTTGGGCGACAGCGACCTCGGCACCTTCACGGGCACGACGATCGCCGACAACGAGACGATCAAGGGCGCGCTGCAAGACCTGGAGACGGCAGTCGAGGCAGGCGGCGGCGGCGTCAAGTATCACGGCCGCTACGACACCGAGGCCGAGACCGCGCGCAGCGGCGCGACCACGACGACGGAGATCTACTACACGGCGCGACCGGACGGCGACGGCTACGCGGAGAGCGAGGTCAGCGATGTCGGTGAAACCAACACGATAAACCGCACGCTGTTCTTCTCGGACAAGTTCGACGCGGACCCTGACACGTCGGCCGACTGGACGCAATACACCACGCAGCCCGCGGCCAACCAGACGTTCGCCAACGCCAAGGCGGCGCTACTGGCGGGTCTCAACGACACCGACGGCACGGCCAACACGCGAGGCACGCTACCCGTTTCGCTCAAGATGGAGCGGACTGTCACTGTGCCCGTGTTGCTTGATGATTACCCGAACGCATCGGCTGCTTATTCTGTGCGCAAACTGCGAACGGCATACACCGGCAGCGCCATGCGCGTGCGCGAGGCAAGCGGCAACACCGAGACCAACATCGGCTTCGACAGCAACGGCGACCTGGACACTGCCGCAATCGCGTCGCACTGCGGGAGCGCCAACGGCTACGTGGTCACATGGTATGACCAGAGCGGCAACGGCAACGACGCGACGCAGAGCACCGCAGTATTGCAGCCGCAAATCTACAACGGCACGGCGGTGCTAACCCGAAACGGCAAGCCCGCACCATACTTTCCGGATGGCAATGGGGAGCGTCTGCTATTCGACGCGAGCACAGTCACGCAGCCATATACATGGTGTGGCGTTGTTCAAAGAGACGACACTACCTTTAGCA